AACTATATCTCCTTCTGTTACATCAATTGTAGTGATAGATGCAGCAGTACCAACGATATCAGTTATGATACCTGAAGTAATCTTAACATCCTTAAGGTCTGCAGTCTCAGTATCAAAGTTTGTTATAGTTGCATAAGTACCAACTATCGATGTTACAACACCAGCAGTAATCTTAGCATTTACTATATCACCTTCCGTAGCATCAATCGTAGTGATTGTAGCAGCAGTACCAACTATGTCTGTGATAATACCAGAGGTAATCTTAACATCCTTAAGGTCTGCAGTTTCTGTGTCAAAAGTTGTTATAGTTGCATAAACACCAACTGTTGAATCGACACTTAGATCATCAATATAAGCAGTGCCATCAATATGAAGATCTTTCCACTGTTGAGTAGCAGCACCAAGGTTATAGGTATCGTCATCATCAGGAATGAAACTTGAATCAATGTCAGCATTGAATACAATAGCATCACTAGTAGAATCACCAAGACCAATTACACCACCTTGGAAAGTAACATTACCAACGAATGTTGATGCACCACCAACTCTAAAGTCGTGAGTAATATTTACATCTTGAATTGTTGAATATGTACCAACTAATGATGTAACAACACCAGCAGTTATCTTAGCATTAACTATGTCGCCTTCTGTGGCATCGATAGTTGTGATAGTTGCTGCTGTACCAACAATATCTGTTATGATACCAGCAGTTATCTTAACATCTCTAAGATCTGCTGTTTCTGTATCAAATACTGTTATAGTTGCGTAAGTACCAACTTGTGATGTAATAATACCTGCAGTGATCTTAGCATTAACTATATCTCCTTCTGTAGCATCAATTGTTGTTATAGTTGCTGCAGTACCAACGATATCAGTAATGATACCAGAAGTGATCTTAACATCCTTAAGGTCTGCTAATTCAGTGTCAAAATTAGTAATGGTTGCATAGATACCAGTTATCGATGTGATAACACCAGCAACAATATTACCATGTATAATGTCAGTTACAGTAGCATCAATCGTAGTGATTGTAGCAGCAGTACCAACAATATCTGTTATGATACCAGCAGTTATTTTAACATCTCTAAGATCTGCAGTCTCAGTGTCAAATACTGTTATAGTTGCATAAGTACCAACTAATGATGTTACAACACCTACATCAATGTAGGCATTAGTAATGATACCAACCGAGTTGACTAAATTAGTAACTGCTAAGTCAGTTGCTAAACCAGCAGTAATCTTAATGTCTTCTATACCAAGATTATTAACATCTAACTGAGGAACAGTAGCAACACCAGTTATATTGACATCACCATCTACATCGAGTAACGCTGTTGGCGTGGTAGTTCCCACCCCGACCCAACCGTCGCTATTACCTGAAACCCACTTAACATCACCTGAACCAATAACTAACTGATCATCTTGATCTGGATATCTAACATCTTGTCCTTTACCAATAATAACATTGTTACTACCAGTATTATTAGCACCAGCAGAATTACCAATAGCAACATTATCACTACCATAAACATTATATAAAGCAAACGCACCAATAGCAATGTTGTTGCTCTGGTTAGTTGATATACCAGCACCCCATAGTGCTTCTCTACCTATACCAATGTTCTGATCGTGATCTTCCTTACCACTATTTGTTGTGATACCAGATCTAACAACTATGAAACCATAAGTATCTGTTAATCCAATACTACCACCTGACAGGTAAATAGCATCATTATTGTCAGTCAATAAAGCAAAATTGTCTTGTCCTTTTACTTTAAACTGCTGACCAATTAATTTTCCTAGATGAGCATTAGTACAAGTACCAATGTTAAATGATAGGTTGCCAGTAACAGCACTGTTAATTGTACCAAGATCACCAAGTTGTGATATCTCAAACGCCCAATCTCCACCTTGTAAGTTGGAGAAATTATCTGTAGTACCATATACTCTGTAAGCATATGGATCATTACCTAATGAACTACCATCAGAGAATGAAATGGTGCTGGCATTACCAGTCTCACCATAAGTGATAACAGACTGTGAACCTAAATCCTGTCCAACCTTATCACCAATATAGATGTTATGTGATCCTTCTGCTTCTTGTCCAGCAAAATGACCTAAGAATAAATTGGATTCTGCCTTAGTCTTACCACCCTTCTGGAAGGCACTGTGACCAATAGCAATGTTTCTCTTAGTGTTATTACCTAAACCAGCTTGTTGACCAGCCCAGTTACCAATAAAGAACCCCTGACGATCAGTACCATCAGTTTCTAGTTCACCTGCTTCTCTACCAATTCTTATTAACTGCGTTCTGAAGTCTACATTATCTTCAATAGTTGCAATACCAGTAACCGTAAGGTTCTTAGTAGTAGATGCATGACTTACATTAATCTGCTCAAACTGTGCAGATGTTGAATTAAAATCGTTAAATGTACCACCAACACCAGAAAGAGCACTTATAATACCTACCTTACTTTGTAAGTTAAGAGTGTCAGTAATGTCAGTTACATAAAGAGTAGGGATAGTACCTACACCAGTTATATTCCAATTTCTTGCATTTACTTCGTCATATGTTAAATCACCAGTTACATTCAAATTACCACCAACTGTTAAATCAGAAGTAACTGTTGCTGATGCACCTACATTAAGATCAGTCTGAACATTCCAAGATACAACTTGCCCTGAGGGGTTAAGGATAACCGCCTTAGAAGCAACTGGCTTACCAAAGTCAGCTGGGTTCTCTGGCAACATTTGAGTGTAATACTCACCACCAACAACAATTGGAGGTTGAGTAGGACCAGCTGGGTTACCAATATATAATTTCTTGTACGACTTACCAGCACCTACATCAGATGTATCGTAGGTATATACTAATTCACCAAAGGATACACCAGTTCCAACTGGTGCTGCGGTTGGTGGTGAGGTTCCTTGAGTCCTCTTTATCAGAATCGTTGCGGCCATTAGTATTCCCCTCCATCAATTGTGGTGGATGGTAAGTTAGTTTGCGTTATAAATTTAGCGGATGCTGAGTCATAAACTAGAAAACTACCGTTTGCTAGATTATTGGCATTAACATCAGAAAGTAAAACTAGTTTACCTCCACCACCGCCTCCCCCTAAGGAGCCGCTGGCAATAACCTTAACTTGGCTGCCAGTACCAATTCGTAAAGAAGGCATTACCTTGTTACCCCTGCTCTAACATTGATCATTCCTTCAACGACTTTGACCTTGCTAGTACCGTCATTCAAAAGAACATCGTAAAGGTAACGACCAGGTTTAATATCGGTTGTTATAGTAGATGCCATTGAGATTTGGATTTCCCCTTCCAATGGACTAGATATAGTCGAAGCAAAGGCAACATAGTTTGTACTACCTGCCCATTTTCTCAGTTGTGCTGACGCTGTAAAACCTGCTAGATTCAGGGTAGTGTTATTATCGTTATCACCAAGTGCAAATAAATGCTCAAAATCAGTTCCCTGTTCAATCTGCAAATTAGAGACAAAAATTGCCATCTGCTATGCTTACTATTATCCTATAAGGTATTTAGTTTCTTTATCTCTACCACTAGCATATCAACTTTTTTATGAAGGCTATCTATATCTGCTCTTATCAATTCAAGATCCGTTAAGTTAGCAGTATCTTGTGGAACTGCTTCTTCACCATAATGAAATCTTAAAAATTCCTTGTGTGGATCTCTCATAATTTTGCTGTAATTTTTGCAAGCATGTCCTTTATTTCAGAAATCTCATGCTTCATATTATCTAGCTCTTCTCTTTCTAATACTTTTTTGGCTTTTGCTTGTTGATAAGCAGAAAACCCAGAGCTATCAGTATTAATGATAGCTCCTGTTTCTTCATCCCTATACAAATTAGGGTGTCCTTTTACTGGGATCATGCTAATGCGAGTGCTCGAACATTCTTGATAATTGGAATATCAGCTTGGTTTGTTCCACTCAACACAATTTTAATAACAAATCCTGTGAATGGTGACAAATCATTTCTAGTGTACTGATACTCATTCCACTTGTATGCTGGAAGAATAAACTTGTCTGCTTGTCCATCATTGGCAGCAGAGTCAAGCATTGTATCTCCAAAGCCATCGCCAGTGGTATCTACGCTATTTGCGTATCCTGGGAATAACTCGAAACTCTGTTCAATTTCACTAGAATCACCTCTTACCAGACTGTACATAACTCTGAAATCAACTGATGCAGGTCTAAATGCATCGAACACAACTTTAAGAGAAGTTGCTGGTTGTTTGATGTTTATTATCTTAGATTGATAATAAGAAGTATGTAAATCTCCTGTTAGAACATTAGCTCTTGGATCAGTAGCATAATTACCAATTGGTTTATTAAGTCTACTTGAAGTGAACTGAACATTTGCTGTGTCTAAGCACAACATAGGAGAACTCCAGAAATTACCACCGTTAGAAATAGCAATCCTTGTTGTCAAAGATTTATTTCTGAATAAGGAAGTAAGACTATCTTTTTCGTTAACTTCAGAAGCAACGATTCTAGTACTTGGTAATTTAGTCTCTTGATTAACTGCACATGGTAAGAATCCAAGATCACTAAATGATGTTTCATTACCATCAACACTAGTTCCACTAACAGTTCTTACATTAACTACTGCAGAGTCTGTTGCACCTGGAGTAGTAACATCAAATGCTGGAACAATAGTATTATACTGGATATTCTTAGAAGCGTGTGCATTAGCACCACCGCCATATATCTCAGCATTGAATCCTAACTGAGGCATACTGAGACCGCCGTTATCAGCAGCTCTACCGCCTCTATCAACCTTGATGACATAATCATCCATCTTCTTCTCTAAAGGCGATACATCATGCTCTGCATTAATTTTACTTAATGATACACCAGCAAATTCGTATTTGCTAATTACAGAACCTTCAGCATGATTGATAGACTGAGTATTATCTACTCCTCTAACAATACCACTTAGAGTGTTAATACCAACAGTTGTGTAGGAAACAACCTCATTATTAATCTTAGCATAACCAGTATTAGCAGCACTAACAAGTACTCCTTCAAATACATCAAATCCAGTACTGTCAGCGATAGAAACGCTAGTTGTAGTAGAGTTGACTAATGTAGATAATGTTGATGGTAAAGTATTAGGTTCTACACCACTAACTTCTACCTTATTTCCAATACCATACATTCCGTGATTGAAATGATTGATTCTTGCATATTCTCCAGTATAAATGCTACCTGTAGCATCATACCTATAAACATCTTGACCAGAATCAACAACAGTTCCAGCTTCATGGAAGTAGTTTAGATTAGCACCAGCAGTAAATTCTTCTGCTTGCATTCCAGTTAGATAAAGAGTATCTAATCCGTTAATGGAGTTAATACCAATTCTAACACCAGTACCAGAACCACTCATATCAGCAGTTACAATACCGACCATATCTCCAACTTTATAACCATTACCAGCAATAGATATCGTTGCTGCAGTAATAGCGGAAGCACCAGCACCAACTGATACACCAAGTTTTAATCCAGTACCTTTACCAGTAATGTTAAAGGTTCTAACAGCAGCAAGTGGAGTACCATAATTGAGTCCACCTGTATTGATTCCAACAACACCTGTTGCAGGACCACCCCTATCTTCGATATAACCATATCGATAAGTGGCAGTACTATCACCAACCTTTCTACCAGGAACAAATACAGTTCCTATATGACCAGGAGTTGTAGTTGTCGTAAATCCAACAGCAGCCTTCTTAGGAAGTGCTTGTATTGGATCTGTATTCAATGGTGGTAATGTTGCGTTGTTCGATCTAAGAGGAGGGTTCTGGAAGGTTATAACACCATCATCAGAAGTGAATTTAGCTCGATACAGTTTAAATGTTAAGTCCTCAAACTGAGATGGAGTCCATGTTCGACCATTAGAGGACTTGAACATGTTACCAACTAAGAATTGGTTAGCATAAACTCTACCAGCAGCAGTCGGAAGATTCTGAGCATTAAGTGCCGTCTGTCCCATTTCTGCTGTAAAGATCTCATATCCATTAGCAGGAGCACCAACAATGAAAGCATATTCAGTTGCTGGTTTTAGATACACGGGTGACGGGAATGTCACATGTGTCGCAACAGAAGCATCTACTGATGTCTGAATATCTGCAGAATTTAAAAATACAATAGCATCCTTGTTAATAATCTCCTTCTTAGGAATACCAAGTTCCATCTCTCTTATTTGCACGAATGCAGGTCGAGAAGGATCGGTATCGATTGTCGCAAAGTAAACATCAACCGAAGTTACATATGCACCAAACTGGTCAACCATAAATGATTGTGCCAATGGATCATCCTCATTTGCTTCCTGTGTAGGAACAGGAGTAGGTATAGGATTAGGTATTGGGTTTGGTACAGGAACAAATACTGGAGGTCCAGGAACTGGAGGTCCAGGTATAGGATTCGGTACAGGTGGTCCAGGAACTCTTACCGTCCGAGGAGGCATTACGATGATTAATGGTGGCTCTGGAGCAGGAGGTTCAGGAGGTGGGGGTGGCCTTCTATTAACAAGGGTCAGTCCGTAATTTCTCTCTATTGTCGTAGTTTCTAAAGTAGTAACTCTAACATCTGTTTGTACATTTCTTGTAGTTCCTACAGCAGTGTATGTTGCAGCACCAGAAGATATTAAAGTACTACCTCTTAGTCCAGTAGCATTAGTGGAACTTGAGGTAACCTTAAATTCTCTTTCTCCAGATCTAATTCTTGCTAATGGTGTTGGAGTTCTTTCTGGATCTCTTATCCATACAGCACCGTAAACATCACCATATGCGTCTGTTCTTAATTCAAGACCAGCACCCTGTTGAGCACCAGCATTAGATATAGTTGCTTGAGCACCACTAGTTTCACCTGCAACTACCGTTCCAATAGGAAGGAATCCAAAGAAGTCTCCTTGTGCAGCTGCTGCTAAAGCATTGCAGTCAATATTGATAACTGTAGAACCCTGAGAATATGCTGTAGGTAGAGTCTCATTTCTATCTAAAGGATTCTGTTCAAATACTCTAGTTGGATTTGCAAATGGACCTTCTTTGTGATCTGGTCTACAAAGTCTGAATCTGAAAGTCTCTCCACCAACCAAAGCAGTAATTGTTTCACCAACAGAAAATGCTCCGATTACATTTGATATTCCAATAATTTTAGGAACTACATCAACTGATCCTACTTGATCAAAGAATATAAAATATCTACTAAATGGTCTTAAACACTGAACATTAAATGCTACATTCCTTGATCTACACCAAGGATCAAAAGTTTCACTAGCAATATAAGTATTTTCTGATCTAATATCGTCCCTTTCAACACTTCTTACACCACTACTTTCAGACATTCTTAATTCATCGTCACCAAAACCACCATCAATATTGCTTACTGATAATCTAGTATCATAAGAAGTTCTTCTAATGGTCTGTGTTTGTAAAGTCCTAGATCTACGAGTACTAATCCAGTTATCACTAGATGGGTTTAGAGTAACATCACCTTTAAATTTATGAACAAGGAATGGATTTAAGTTATTAACTCTAGTAGCAAAATCCTGACTAACGAATACTTCTTCTTCATAATTAAGAGTAATCATTCTACCAGTCTTTCTGGTATTACTATCCAGAAGTGCAAAATCTTGTGATAAATCTAATTCTTCTGGTGGTAGTTGTGTAGAAGGCAACAACTGCATATCAACAGAACTAAGATCATTAAGAGGTCTTAATTCTCCCTTATCAACATCAACATCTATTGGAGATGAAACATCAACAAAATCAGATGATTTAAATGAATCTGCAAAGAAACCACTCTTAAATCTATCAAGTCCATCTGCATCTTTAACTTGTAAAGTAGCAACCTTTTGCTCAAGTAAAGATAATGAAGTAACCTTTTCTAAATTTCCTACACGATCTTCAATTCTACCAATATCACGCATTGTGTATCTGCGATTATCCATTAAATAAACTGCAGAATCATCAATATCATAAAGATATGCTGGCATAGTAATGACTGCAATAGTCATACCATCTACTTCATCAGCAGGTGGTTTTGGCTTATTTGCTGGTGTTCCTTTAACTACAATTACATTACCAGCAGTCTTCATAATTAACTTATCAATTCTACCTAAGTAATTTTTGAATCCAAATTCTGCAGATTCATTAGGAGTTGTTATCCTTTTAGGTTCATCATTAAATATTCTACTAGATTGATAGAATGGAGAGAAAGAAGCAGATGCAGGACTATATTCTGATACTCTAGGTCTAAAATCTAAAGTGTCAGTTGCTCTTACTTTATTAATTCCTATTAAAGGAATATCATGATTAAATCTATCTGCATCATAACTATTGACTGTGAATATATCTCCAGTATCAGCAGATGGAATTTGGTATCTATCAAATACAATAGCTAATTTTCTAGATGGAATATAACTATTATCAAATCTTACCAATCTAGAATAATCATAATACTGTTCTCTTTGCCCAGAATCTAATACAAACAAATCTGTTACATCTCTATATTTTCCAGGACTTACTGCCTGAAGAATAGATGATGTATTAGAATCTTGGAAATTAAGTTCTTCAAGAAGATTAAACTTATCTGCTGTTCTATAAACAACACTTATAGAACTACTACCTGCATCAACAGAAACAACTCTTGCCACAGAATTTGTTGTTGCTCCTAATATATCTTCACCAACTATAGCTTCTGATAATATAGAATCAGTAGATGTAAAAATTAATTTATCGAAAATAGGAGCATTATTATCTAATGATTCATATACTGCTACAACTTCAGATACATCTGGATGATTTAAACAAATATGCTCATCTTGAACTCTAGTTCCATATAATTGCTTAGAAGTTAATCCATCATTTAATGTAGAACTAGCATTAGTTCCTGATCCAGAATTGTTTGAATATATGATATTAGTTGTCTGACTCTTAAGATATGACTTAACTTTACTCTTAATATTCTTTTTAGATACAGTAACATTAACTCTAACACCTGATTGACTGAATAAAAGACCGTTGATGGTCAAAGTATTTGTGGCAACCTCAACTTGAGATTGATCAATTTCAGCAATATTACCATTGGAGTATTGTACTTGATATCTTTCTTGGTCAAATGCTACAAAATTAATATCATCTATATCAATAGAACTTGTACTAACTACAAGAACACCATTAGCATCTGTGGATTCACCAGTTACTTGTTCTGAGAAAATCATCTCAGATCCAGTAAAGTCTATATCAGCAACATTGGTAGCAGGTAGTCTTAAATACAATCCACCACCATCGTTAGAAACTAAATCCTGTTCACCTATTCTAATTTGACCCTCATAGGTAGAACCTGGAAGAGCACCATTATACAAATTAGTGACAGAAGAGATTGCTCTAACTGTCATATTAGCACCAGTATTAGCAACTACTTCAACTACATTCTGTTGAATCCTACTATTACCTGGTATCTGATATCTAATAATATCACCTGGTTGGAACCTTTCAAAAGTTCTTCCTGGAGAAGTAACTACACCACCAGTTGTTATTCTTACCTGGTCAGTGGCATTAAATCCAAATGGAACTTTGCCATATAACTTTTTATCAGCAGTGAATGAATTACCAGATTGTGCAAAACTAGTAACATCATTCATATCATAAGTAATTACCTTCTCAACAGTTCTAGATACATTTTCTTCTTTACCATTTACAATAATCTGTTCTCCTGGTTGGAATACACCAGATGTTTGGGTTATTGTAAGAGTACTAGATCCAGCACCAGCATTTACAGCGTATGCAGTTGCTCCACTTTGATTTCCTCTAAGATAAGCAGATGCATTAACTTCATTACTAGAAACATAATCATTTAGATCTAATGTAGTGTATGTTTGAACATCGTATAAAAATAGATCAAAATCAGTTGCAGCATCTTCATACTTAGCATCAACTAAACCAAAATTATATACTTTTGCTTCACCAATTTTAGTTTTACCAGAACCAGTGGCATCCGCTAATTGAAGATCAATAGTATTTCTAAATGTAGTAATACCAGAAACATTATTAACTGTAACACTATTACCCATTTGAAGGGCAAAAGATTCTCTGCTAAACTCTTCTTGAGTTGTTCTGGGTTTTAGTACATCTACAGTTGTACCAAAAGTCTTAAATTCATATCCTTTAATATATGCTGTTCCTGGTGATATCTTAACACATGCCAAATCATCATTAGGGGTATTTCCTTCTACAGTTGGTTCGTTAGCATAAAACAGACCATCATTACCCTTTCTATCATTTAAACTGTTTCTAACATTAACAAAGAATGGACTTACAGTATAATCTCCAGATTCATCAAATGTCCTTTTAGCAATGTAATCCCTTACCATACTGTATTGAGGATCTCTCTTTATCCATGTTTCAATTCTCCCTGCCCTGACTCTCATCAATTCGATGAAATCAGTATCATCCGTTTCTTCAGTCTCTTTCTTAGTAAGTACAAGTTCTATTTTTAATCTATCTGCACCTGGAGCAGCATAGTTAGAATATCCTTTTGCGTTATCATATAAGTTTGGATCTTCTTTAGCATTAACTGCTTTTTCAACTACCTGCAATCCAATTCTATAGAACGGCGCATTATGATATTGTTCTAGAATTATTGTTTGTTGATTAACCCTTACAAAAGCACCTCTTACAAAATAAACACCATCTCCAATACTAGCAGAAGTACCAATTGTTGCTGCATCTATAGAAATAGTTGAAGCAAATGATGACCCTTCACCTAGAGTGGTATTCCCATAAGTAACTTGTTCTTCTAATAATAGATTTTCGGAATCTTCAAAGTATTGGAAATCTCCACTTGGACCTGGACGCAAATATTTTATATAAAGAGTTGGATGATTTTCAGTAGAAGTTTCAGATGTGATACAATTAACTACCAATGCTGTTACATCGGATGTTTCGCCTTTAATTCTTTTTCCTACAATATCTTTTAAATATACTTCAATATCTGTTCCTAAATGTGTAGGATCCAACTTAACACAAAAGTACTGCCCATCATAATGGCAAGCACCAGGAACTACAACAGACCCTTCTTTAAAAATATGACTACCAAACTGTTCAACCTGATTCTGCATGATTGACTGTAAATTAGTCAATTCACGAGCTTGTACAGGGAATCCTGGTTTGAATAGAACTCTATGGTAATTGTCTGTCCTGTCAAAGTCGTCGTAATATGGACTTATATTCAGGTTAGTCTGTTGTGGCATTTTTTTAGAATTCTAATACGATTTTGATGTCTTCTTTTTGTCGCAAGTTTCTTGTAATAGATGGTCTATTATCAAGATAGATAATGTCTCCACTGCGTCTATTTATTTCAGGATCAGCGAGACCATTTGTAAACTGAACTCCAAGGTCAACAACCTTACCTGCAGGTGTAGTTGTAGATATGCCACTAAAGGTTTGATCTACATTGACACTGAAAGCAGTACTAGTGACAGCATCACCAGTTGACTGGAAATTCAAAACAGGAGATTGTGCTGAAACTTGCTTACTATCTGTCTGATCAAAAGTTGATTGGTTATAAGAAAGACTTCTATCTTGGAAGTACTTAATAACTCTAGTATCAATATCATAAGAAGCAACATAACCTCTGGCAGTACCCACTCCAGAAATATTCTGCTCAATTTGTGTTCCAATCCCAAGTGCTTGGGATGTATTACCTGAGAATTTAAATGCCTTTAAAGCAGAGAATTCAGAGGTCTGTAAATAATTTGTTCCTGCCACTCCAATTGCAGTTGGATTTCTAACTAACCCAACCTGTGCAAATACAGTATCAGAAGCAAAATCATATGATGATGCATCAAAACGAGTATAAATTAGAACCTTATCAGTTCCAAGTTCTTTATACACATTAAAACCATGCCCATTTGAAGGTGGAATTATAGGTGTCAATTTGGCAAATTTAGTAGCAGAACCATTGATCGAAGAAAGATCAACACGAGCATAACTATAATCTTTACCACCACTAGTGACTTGTGCAGAAATAATTTGACCTTGGGTATTGGTCAATACTCTACATTTACCACCACTACCATCACCAACAATATCAACTTCAATGGGACTGGATAAGAAATTATATCCTGTTCCAGCTTCATCAATAGATACTACTTTAATTTGGTTATTATTTGATTGTGAATCACCATTGTCTCTGACAACTTTAATGTCAGACTCAGTGGATGACTCCCACTCATTAGGAACCGCAATATACTCAGTAGAGTCAAATTTCACGATATCCGCAGGAGGAACTGTAAACAGATACTTCCATGAATACCCATCACCACTAACACCAGCAGTAGCTGGTTCAAGATCAGTAAAACTTGGTTCATCTAAAGATGCACTGGCAATAGTTGAAATACCAGCAGCACCATTATTAATACAAATATAAACTCTATAATCCCTATTCATCACATAATAGTTGGATGAGTAAAGTCTACTAGAGTTAGAAACTAAAGAACGATTGTTAGTACTATAATCATGTCGGTACATATCATATGATGTACCTTTAGTCCAAGTAATTTTCCTAACCAATCTTCTTACATCACCAGGAAAGATCTTCCTTCCAAATAACATAGTATCATACACATGGTTATTGTAATTGATACTATCAATTGGTGAAGGTGGTTCAACAGTAGTGCTGTTCCAAGTATCAGTTCTACCAAATCCAGAAATGGTTGGATTTGCCAATCCCAAAAACGAGTAGTATGAATTATTACCGCTAGTAATATCATCCATGAAATTATTAGCGTTTATGATCCTAAATTGATCGGTTATAATTGCTGACATTACTATCGTTTAATGAGAGTGCAAACTTTTTTTGTATTTATAAGGTTTTTCCAAGTGCTCCTGTGTACCTAAGACCAGTATTGATCCTCTTAGCGATTGGATAATTGTCCAAATCAGGATTATACTCAAGTCCTTTAGTACTGAAACTAATTGGACGGGCTTGATCTCTTTGTGAATTAGAGAATCTACCCCATGTAATCAATGCAGTAGGATTTGCAGTTGATCCAACACCAACTAATCCTGTAATATCAGTTCCAGAATGGATGTTACATGTGATAACACCTGTTCTAGCACTTCCATCCCATGATAATGCATGAGCATAGTATATATTGTCAACTTCAAAGGTACTAATACCAATAGGATCAGAATCATGAGCATCAACACTGGTTATAACACCTGCTGCAGGTGTTATTCCTGTATTATAAAGTTTGAATGGATATCCAGTTGAGAATCCAGTAACATAAGATGAATTTTCAGAATTAACTAAGTTGTTAGTATCCAATTGAATAACAAGTCCAAGATCAGTACCAATACCAGCAGAAGTAGTAATACCAGTAACAACACCAATGTATCCTTGAACATCTTCATCCAAAGGATCTACATCATTCCAAATTTCCCAGTTAACACCTGCTTGTGCAGTTGTACCAATACCAACACCGTAAATATAAAGTCCAAATGGATCATTTAATAATCCATCAAGATCTCTGAAGTTTTGAGTATTATCAACAAATACAAAAGTATCAGTAGCAGCAACACCAGCAATAATATTTACTGTAGGAGTAATCTGCGCTTCAAGAGAATCTCTTGCTTTAGAGACTATTGCTCCACCAAATACTCTATCAACTTTTTGCTTATTCCATCTAAGTGGTTTATAGTTATCATTATTAACACCAGCACCTTGATAGAATGGTGTTTCTACAACAGATGCTGTAGTTACATTAACAACTATTCTTGGTTCTTGTTGTGCGAAATTGGTGTTATCCTTAGCAACCCTATTTAATTCTATTTCAGAACTCTTGAATAGTTCTAAATCATCACCAACCTTAATTAATTCATTAACATCAAATAAAGCACTATCAGTTCCAACTGTTCCTCTATAGAAGAAGATAAACACATCATCATTTACAGTAGGAGGTGTTTCAAAGGAAACTGATGTTCCTCCATTAAATGTATAATGCTTATTAGGTTCTTGAAGAACACCATTGACAAATATTAGAAGAACTGGTGCTAAATCAATTTGTCTAGAATCAATATCATTATTATCAATTTCAAAACTTATTAGTTGCTCTTGATAATAGAGTGGATATCTTGTTCTAGCACCATCTTGATATGCCTTGATATTATCAATATAATCAATATTACCAAACTGCCATGCCGCAATATCATCACTAAAGATATCAAGTACTTCAATTTCAAATGGTTCAAAGTCATCACCTGCATCAGGATCAGTTGATAATCCAACAAGATTAAACTTATCACCTATCTTAAATCCATATCCAAGTTTTGAGAAATTCCATCTTTGAACTTCAAATAGTTCAAATTCTGGAGATGTTGATAACCCAATGAAACTAGTACTTACTCCTATGATATCAATTGTTATTGAACAACCAACACCAGTAGTTGTAGTATTACCAAGTCCTTCTCTGTAACTACCCTGAATACTTAGATACTCACCATTTGGTTGTGGTGCTTTAATAGTAGCATTTTCAGTAAATCCAGTACCACCATTAGATACACTAAAGATTAGAGATCCACCAGCACCAACAATTGCAGTAATGGTTTCACCACTTCCTACAGTATCATGAGCGCAGATAGTATCAATTGTTCCAAGAGTTGTCTTATATCCAGAACCAAATGTCAAATTATGCCAAGGAGCAACAGTACCACCGCTATTATAAGAGTGATGAATAGTACTAATACCAGCGTTGATCTTGAATGTTCTAGTGGAAACAATACCAGTTATATCCAATGTCTGATCATAATCAGGGTAAATGTTAGTTGTTAAACCAACTCTTACTGTACCACCGCCTGTATAAGGATGTGCTAGTGTAGATACACCAACGAATGTTGTAAAGGATGTAGTAGTTCCTACAGACCTTACAGTGTAATAGTAACCTTGAACACCGCTAGGATAAGTCTTAGCACCATATGTACATGTAACCCCAATACCTGCTAACTTAAAGTTCTCAGGTTTTACTAATCCATGATTAGCAGCAGTAAACTGTAAGATACCTGTTGATGGATTGTATACTGCATTTGTTGGTGTTAGAGCAGCACCAGACCAAGAATCAATATAAAGTGTGCTTGCACCAGCACTTACAAAGGAATGAGCATAATTGCCACCATACTGAACTGCACCAGTAGTAGCACCAGTAAAGGTATGAGCATAGTTACCACCGCTAGTTACTGCGTTAGCTGCTTCATGTCCTGCACCAATGTCATAACGATGCTCAGTTGTGTCAGTTGAAACACCAACTTGAAGAGTAATATATCCAGTCTGTTTCTTAATACCACCTGTTGTTGCACTATCAAAGGTATGTGCATATTGATCGTTAGGACCAGTCTTACCAACATCTACCGCAAATGTATTGACAGTAGTACTTGCTATTGATACCCACTTACCATGAATAGGATCTGATACACGAGGATATGCGTGAGCAATTCTATAATGATCTCTAGCACACTTCAGTGATATCGCTCCAGTATCAAATTTAACCCTATCACTATTCATGAATCCATGACCAGCAACAGTAACTGTCATAATACCTGCTACAGGATCATATACAGCGTTTGTTGGGGTAACACTAGTAGATCCTACTGAGTGAATACCAATTGGTTGATCGAATGCTCTATCACGCTTTTGATCCATGCTACCAACACCAGCAGCTTGGAAGGTATGTCCATAAGCACCACCACCATGAACCTGTGATCTCTTAATAGCACCAGTTACACCAGACGCAAATATATGATCTGATGTATCAGGAGAACTCATACCATTAGTTCTAAAGGTATTAGTCGTTACATTAGAAACCTGAATCCACTTACCACTGTAAGGATCTGTCTCTCTAGGATATGCATGAGTCGTGCTGTGCTCATCCTTAGCACATGTGAAGGTAACTGCACCAGTATCGAATAGAACCCAATCACCATTGGTAAGACCGTGATTAGCAGATCTAACTGTCATGATACCTGCAGCACCATCATATTGTGTACCAGATTCAGCAGTTAACCCTTCATGCGGTACATAATGATGAGTTGAAATATTTGTAGACGGTGTTGACGCTAAAACTTGGAACGAAATTGAATTTGCGCTCGTAGAAGCAATAGAAACCGCAGTTGTAAATCCAGGATCACTAGATCTTGGATAGTAATGTAAACTCTGGTATGTGTCTAAACCACATCGGAATGATAGAGATTCAGGTGAAATTTGAATAGAAACACCTGTCATAAAGTTGTGCTCACCAATAGTAGCTGTTACAATGCCAGCAGTGGGGTCGTAAACGGCACTGGAGATGCTAAAAGGTTGTATAGG